TCTCCGTGTGAGCGACTCAAGGTTGGTTGTGTTCTCGTCAAGAATAACAGGCTCATTAGTATGGGATACAATGGGTTTCTCGCGGGAACTGACCATCAATCTATAGTGCGTAATGGACACGAACAGGCTACTATTCATGCGGAGATTAACTCCATTACGGATGCAGCAAAGCGTGGTGTCTCCATAGACGGGGCTGTAGCCTACATTACACACTATCCTTGTCTTAATTGTTTCAAGGCCCTAGCCAGTAGTGGAATCAAGAAGATTTACTACAAGAATGATTACAGAAACGACCCGGTTGTGGAAGAACTGGGGTACGGAATATCTCTGGTAAAGTTATAAGATGCCGTGTCCCATATGCACAGGAGCTCTCGTTTCGAAGGCCGCCGCCAGTGCTGCCGCCGTGATAGGTGCTGCGAAACAAGTAAAAAAGACACGAAAAAAACCTAAACCTAAAAATAAGTGAGCATGATACTCATCGACCAAATAGTACGCTATATGTCCAAAGATATCATGTTACCCTCACGTTGTCACGCGACTAAAAAGGAACTTGTGTGTATAAAGAGTTGTTGTGACTGTAAAATTTTCTGTAAAAAACCACCGAAGGGTTCTGTACCCGCGGTGGTACTATTAAAGAATAAATCCCCATAAAGAGTAATGAATTCCAAGATTCCTACTCATATTTTACAGGTGCTTCAAAGTCGAGAGCTTTCTATGCCACAGAAAATGATGGCCTTCACCATGCTCATGCCGAATATACCCGCTGATCCAAAACACGAAGTTATGTATAACCAAAATATAGATGTTGGATACACTATCAAACGTCTTGTGGACGAGAAAAAGATTCGTCTTGATGGTTTTGATAAGGATTTTAAGCTAAAGGTGACCGTCGAGCCCTAGGACTTCTGTGCCAACTTTGATACACAAATTCCCCGTCAGTATACACGATTTCGATATCTTCCAGATTATAGAGTTTCCATATGTTCTCTAATCGTTCCTGGAAGATATCCTTTTCATGTTGATTGAGTTTATTATACGAACGTCTATAAATGGTGACCATTAGTAATCCTTTGTGGTCTTCTAACTCATGAATTAGTTCTATAAAAGCTTCTTCAAAATATACCGTGACAGCTTCAAACATCTTATATGCATCGTGGAGACGTTGAGGTTTATCGGAGTTTTTTGTAGTTAGAAGCATTGTTTACCATCGTTTTTAAATTTATACCCTATTAATAACGCTATATCTCTCATTTGCTTCTGGATCAGCCTGTGCGGGATCGATGATAGTTGTTTGTTTCATACGAAATACCCCTTTCGCTTCCTTCAAATTACCTGGTTCATATGGAATAGAGGAATGATGGAGGCAGATGCGCACTTTACCATCGGAATTGCGCTTGTAACCAAATGTATATTCAACATCTGAAATTTCACCAGTTGTGGCACACGTAAATTCATAGGTACCCATTGCGATTGCTACCTGGTTGTGACAATCGATTTGGTGATTGTTGAAGACAACTTTACTAAACCCCTTTTTAGCGTTGATGGCGAAGCCTTGGTCTTCTTTGTATCCACCAATTACGGCATCATGTCCCACGAAATAAGACATTGCATCGTTGGCTGTGGGACGAAACTGTCGTTCTACGGCTTTGGTGGGTTTGAACAATACATTAGAATGGTCGTATCCATATAATTCACCTGCACGCTCACCGGCAAGTTTTACGTAATCACCGCCAGTTAGGAAAGAAGTTGAAATATCTACGATAGATTGTGCCCAAAAGTTCTGTGCATCTATGACTTCCTCTCTTGTTACGTGTTCATCATCATTTGGAGGAGTACGAAGATTATCGATGAGATGTGAGGCTTCATCCATAGGGGGAGAATATCTAGAGCGTTGATTGGCGTCGGGATCATACTGAGCTGGGTCGTACATTAGACCATCGGTACTACGTGTAACCTGTGAAGGGATATGAGTAGTCATCGGCTTAGTTTTAGTTCTAAAATGCATACCCCGAGCTGCATTAATTTCTGTGTCATATTGTTCGGGGTCTACGATTGCTTTAGTTCTAATATTGCGTGTAATTTGAAAGGGTGTGATAGCTAGCGACATTTTGATGTTTAACGGTTTTATTCTTTAAATTCCAGAAAGAACAAGTGCATGATGGAAACTCAGTTGAACGAATAATACATGCACTATCGGTTCTATAATTTCATAACCTGGAATCGGAACGTTATACATAAAATATATAGTTCCATATAAACTCCATAAAGTTACGAAGACGTTCATAGCATATAAGTTTCCGTATATGACCAAAATTGCGTTACAACTAATATCATACCATTTCACATAAAAATTATGTGGAAAAAATAAATGAAACGTTATTCCATTTGTATAAACAAACAGTGCCGACCGAGAACCGGTGTCTAAATAGTGGAATAAATAAGGTGTTAAACCTAACGCACACAGGTGATTAGGTTTAACCCTCCCAGTAATTGACCACATGATATTTTTTTACTTCTTAGCTTTATCTTGGTTTGGGCGAATGGCCCATTTGTTCTCTTTACGGAACTTTTCATAATCAATTTCCTCAATTTTGAAGAACTTTTTGATGAGTTCCTTGATGGGGTGTGCCACCTCTGTCTTTTTGGGTTCTCCATCCTCGTCATAAGATGGGGGCTTTCGCTTCCCCTCACCCGGAGCCTCGGCGGGTTCGACAAAATCGTTTTTCTTGGCGCGAACCACGACACGTGGACGCACGAAATGTGTTTGTGTAAGCGATGAAATCATTTTATTGGTTAACGCGTCTTATCTTTAATAGTGAATGATACCATTCATAGAAAGAAGTGTTTTGGTAAGTCCCATGGCGACTAGACCTATTCCGATTTCTTGATATTCCATCTTGAGTAGACGACCCGCGATAGTCATAGGTAGAACCCATGAAGTGAGTTGGAATGCGGCGTAGTTCGCCAGGTCTGGGTCTGGAAGGGCGGCCTGTACACGGACCGTGCGAACCGGACGCCTAAGTGCAACTTTCTTGGTTTGTAACTTAACGGGAGTCTTTTGAATGTGAATTGGCTTAGCGAGAGCTAACATTTCTAAGTTTTTCAGAAATCTAATCTTTAAACACCTAAGTGAGGTCCACCCCTCCAAGTTTTCATAAAACCTACTACCAACATGAACGTTACTTCCGTCACCGATTACATCCTCAAGCTCGAGAAGCTCAACACTGAGTCTCGCACCAAGATTGAGCAACTCAAGAAGATGCTCACCGAAGCCAACGAAGAGAAGGTTGCCGCGCTCAATGAGCTCAACAACCTCAAGAACAAGTCTTTGTACCACACGACTGCTCGAGTCACCGAGAAGTGTGTGAACCAGGGCCTCGTCGAACGTCTCCTCGAACTCGGGGAGATGACTTCCGACTTTTACAAGACTGCCGCCTACACCAGGGGTGCGGCAATTCTTCGCGGACTCGACTACGAGGTTGAATCTGGTGAGAGTGTCATGCACCTCAAGGGTATCGGCAAGTCCATCGCCACTAAGATTGACGAGTACCTCGAAGAGCAGGACCCCGACTACGAGGAGTCTGTTGCCTCCAACGACTATGAGTCTGAAGAGGACACCGAGTCCGAGGTGGACAGCGACGATGAGTATTTCGTCAGCTACAATCACGACATCTACACCATGCTCAAGGACTACGCCAAGAAGGAATCCAATCCTTACAAGATTCAGGCGTATGAGAATGCCGCCGGTGAGATCTACTACCTACCCTTCAGGGTTACCAGTGGCAAGGATGCCATGAACCTTCCGGGTATTGGTAAGTCCATCGCCACCAAGATTGACGATTTCCTCACCAAGTCCAAGGGACCAAACACCGAGCTGGCAGATTGCTTTCTCAAGCTTGGTAACCTCGAGGACTGCGAGTTTCGCTCCGAGGCGTACTGGTACGCTGCTGATAAGCTTCGTGAGATGAAGAAGAAGGTCTCCGCTGGCAAGGATGTCAGGCATCGCAAGGGTTTTGGTCCTTCTATCTGCAGTAAGATTGACGAGTTCATTCGTACTGGTACGATGAAGCGACTTTGTGAACTCAACTAAATCCATGATACTTTGACCTTCTTTTTGGGTCTACGACCAAGACGAGAGAGTAAATATACGTAGAATAATAGTCCGTACTTAATCATTATTAATAAAAATTTATATTTTTTCTTGACTAATAATAAACAATGTCTCCCCCAGTAGTCGTTTCTGTAGACAAGGCTGGTGATCTTAAGTTTGGTCGTAAGAAGTGCCGTCTCCACAAAAAGGAGGAAGTGGTGAAGGTTGCTAAGAAGTATGGTATTGTGAACCCTGAAAAACTTACAATTAAAGAGATGTGTGCCGGTCTTAAGATGCGTGCCGCAAACACCCCCTTTGCGAGAGATTTACTTCGTCACGCTGCGAAAAGGGGAGTTCGCACGGATAATTTACATTTGTACACCCCTAATAACAAGAACAACGTTCCCCTCGCCAAACTGTATCCAGAGGCTGCCAAGAAGCGCGCTGCCGCCAAAAAGCGCGCTGAGAAGCGGGCCGAGAAGAAAGCCTTTAACAGGAAGGTTGCGGCTAACTTCATGAAGGGTATGGTGACGAAGCGTATCACTACACCCACACGTAAGGTTGTCAAAGCCGTGATGCCCATGCCAAAACCTAAGCCCATGACAAAGGAAATAGCGAAGCAGAGAATCATGGCAATGAGGGGTCTTACCGGTCGTAACAAATTTGTTTTAGTCAATAGGGTTAATCTTAACCAACATTCGCCTCGACGTGTTGTTCGTCTCGCTCGAGAATTGGCACGTCTTCGATAATGTCAATTTCACCGTGTTGTTCACCCCAATCGGATAGATCGTTATAGACTTTTTCTTCGGTATCATACAATGAATCGCTATCAGAAATCATCATATGCCTAACAGTCTCATAGATTACCGAGGTTAGCGCAAATTTATAAGCAAGGAACCCGACAAATGTGGCACCGTAGTCAAAATCAAAGGCGAATGGAGCATTATTCCAAGAAACTTCAAACGCCGCTGCACTCAATGGTGCGAAGAATTCTTTTTGAATTGTAGACTTCTCCAGCTTGTCTACACGGTCGGAAAGTAGGCTTACATACGCATACGATGTTACAGCTCCGAGCATAGCCGAAACACCTTGATCGGCTCCTTGGGTAATAAAATATGATGCACTCAAGGCGGACCCATAACCAGCTGTAGAATTTTTAAGACTTTTCTTCAGGCGTCTGTACTCCCCGTTGGTTGTTAAGATGGTAGGTTTAGCGACGGATGTGGTGGCAATCATTTATTGTTTTTTATTGTTAACTAAGCTTTATCTTGCTTAAAAATTTTAGAACACAATAATATATGCCGTGTCAAAATTGTAAAAAGAAATGCGGAGTTCCCATGGATTGTAAATATTGCAAAGGTCAATTTTGTATGAAATGTTTTCGATTAGAAGTTCACAACTGTCCAGGTCTAGAAGATAAACTTAAGAATGACAGGGAAAACCTGAGTAAAAAATTGGCATTTGAACCACCACCTAAACACTTAAAGATTTGATACGTAATATACGTAGGGGGCATAAGGTAAGTGAAAAGGTAAGAGCTGAGATGTCCGAGTGGTCTAAGGAGGACGACTTAAGATCGTCTGTGCTATGCACGCGCGGGTTCGAACCCCGCTCTCAGCATCCCTGGCACTCTTAGCTCAGTGGTAGAGCGCGCGTTTAGTAAGCTCGAGGTCACCAGTTCGAACCTGGTAGAGTGCAACCATATTAAAAAAGAATATCGCATTATCACAAGATGAATAAGGACCGGGCAATTCTTATTCATGATGTGGCGTCACTATCATTTTTAGTACCATTTTCAATACTATGTTTAGCGGATGTATTTTTCGGATATGTCGTGTATCCTATGTTTATTACACACGCGCTTACTGCGCATATAACGTATGATCTTGTATGGATATTAGTTCAACCCAGGGTTATACCCTCTATGAGAAGTTTTATCATACTTCATCACGTCATGACATTTATATATCTTCTCAGACCTCTTTTGGTTCCACAAGAGGCGCACCTTACAAGTCTTGCAGGACTTGTTGAGATTGATACATCTATTTTGATGATTCGACGATTTGTTCCCAGAAATAGCCCCTTTTATGAACATGTCGATAAATTATATTGCGTGTCGAATTTATTCATACGCGTGTACTATGAAACGTTTTTAACACTTTTGGTATACTTCTTGTATTCACAAACAGATTTATTTACTAAGATGCATATGTTAGGTTGTCAGTGTTTCATAAACGTCTTCAGTTGTGGGATATGCGCACTTACTTTTTCGAAAAGGAATCCCGCTTTGAAGGTGGATTAAAGATTTAAATCTAATATACTAATAGTATGCAAATTTTCGTAAAGACACTCACTGGAAAGACTATCACATTGGAGGTCGAGTCTTCGGACACGATTGATAACATTAAGGCTAAGATTCAAGATAAGGAGGGTATTCCACCCGACCAACAGCGACTGATTTTCGCCGGTAAACAGCTCGAAGATGGACGTACACTTGCCGATTACAATATTCAAAAGGAATCTACTTTGCATTTAGTTCTCAGGCTCAGGGGTGGCGGTGACAATGAATCCAAACCTAAACCAAAGCGTAAGCCCAATGCGTACATGAATTTTGTCAAAAAGAATCGACCCAAGGTTGTCAAAGATTTTCCCGACCTTTCATTTACCGAAATTGGTTCGAAGCTCGGTGAAATGTGGAGGGCACTTTCAGATGAAGAGAAAAAGAAATATTCTTAAGATATAGTAAGATGTTCAAGGACGCATCTAAATCTATATCAACATACCTAATACCGGTATTATGTGTTCTATACATACAGTTCCCAATCTTAAGGAACCTCATCATACTGCACATGATTCCAATATCTATCATAGGTGTAGCAAATGCGGTAATACAAGAACGTACCCCATTCGAAAAAATAATGATAATTTTGGGTCATCTTGTTTTTTATTTACTTTTGGTAAATTATAAACCGACGACTTCAAATGTTAATTTATCTGCAAAACTCGTAACACTTTTAATTTCACTTGTGTTAATTTCAAGTGTTCCTACATGGACTTACGAACTTTCTAGAGAACAAATGATAGCCATGTATCTATTAATTTATCTCATGTTATTATAGGATGTGGTTGTACATAGTAGGAGTTGGAGCGATTCTTTATACTGTCCCGTATTACTGCTTAGTCACTGTATTTAAAGAACGAATAAGAAGAGGATGTTCACCTAGAGGTTCTTCAATGTACTTAAGGGATATGGACCAAAACTATACATATGGCACCCCTGGGGGTTAAGAAACTTTCGTTTGATGCTCGTCTGCCTACTCGTGGTTCTGATGGTGCTGTGGGATATGATTTATATAGCTCCGAAGATGCGGTTGTACCGTGTCAAGCGGGGCGAGCTTTAGTGAGTACTGGTATTGCACTTTCTATACCAGATGGTCTATATGGCCGTGTAGCTCCACGTTCTGGTCTAGCCGTAAAGCATTGCATCAACGTCGGTGCGGGTGTTATAGACCCCGATTATACCGGTGAAGTCAAGGTTGTCCTATTCAATCATGGGATGGAAAACTTTGAAATCAAGAAGGGTGACCGAATTGCTCAACTTATTTTAGAGAGATGCGAAACGCCTATGGTTAAGGAAATTGGTCTACTTGAAGAGACCCTCAGGGGTGATGGTGGATTTGGTTCTACAGGTCTTTGAGTTTATTGTTACAAAACCACATTGATTCTGGTGTAGGCATAAAAAGAATGCCACGGCGCATTGTCATATATAATTTGGCCTTATTCAGATCAGGGTATGACCATAACAGCCATCTTTCCCAATATTCTGCCCTGAAAAAGTCCTCCCAGTCTTCTTCAGTGCTTTTATCTATTTGTAACATCTCCCTGTGAATTTCATACACGTCAGTCTCTATTCGTAACTTCTTAGGAATGATAGCACCCTTCCTAATAAGATGCGCACGCATGAGTCTGGGATTACCATGGTCTATATAATGTTCGGCACCTTTTTCACCAAAATCAATAGCTCTGTTATTAGGTAAGGTCACCCTGAGCTTATGAGTTACGGAAGGACTTGGTTGTAATACGACGTGCATATTAATTTCTCTTGTTAAAAAAATTCCATACATATCACTCCAATTGGAATTATTATAAGTATTACGACTGCGAATGCGGCAATCATCTTATATAAAGGTTTAGATGTTTTTATGATAAATGGCCCTTGGCAAGAAAAACGAAGATGCAACTACACGACTTACACCGGGTGAGCGTGATGCTATGTATACAAAGATGAAACAGGCTGCTATCGACAAGGCACTTCAGGGTGAAAAGGTTCGATACAAATCAAACTGTGACTCGGATAAGTTCAAAAAGTTTTTGGAACACCGACTTACAATTTGGGATGAAGTAAAGGATAAAACCTTCCATGGAAAACGTATGTTTGAAAAAACAAAGGTATTACTTGATAACTGGAATTAGTTACCGAATGCGACACCACCCATACCCTGCTTTACGCGTAAAATGTTGTAGTTTACAGCATACACGCGGTGCAGAGCGTTACCACCGGAAGGACCGGTGAGGGAGAGCTTGGCGTTGTCGATGCGGCTGAAGTTTAGGGTACCTGTGGGGTTAGACCTACTTAAGCTGATGCAGAAAGGCCAAGTGAAGGTGGGAAGATCCTCGAGAATATCGTCGGGGAGGTCGCTACTGTGCATTTCGGGTACGACAGTGTGGTGGTAGACGGGAGAAGTCTCTTCGAAAAGAGGAGTACCGTTGATGTAAAGTGACGACTTGGAAAAGGTGAACTCGGAGTCCCAATCGTTACCGGTCGCCTTACCAGAGACAAGGTGAATGGATTTGACTGGGTGGTTGAAATAGGTGAGATCAATCTCGGTATCGGTGTTGGTGGCGAGCTGGTACTGCGTTTGTGTGAAAAGAAGGTCATGCTCATTATCAGTGAAAAATTTACGCTCCTCAGTGTCGAGATATATGTAATTACCCCAAACCTTGGGAGTGCCGGCGGGTGTGTAACCATCCCTGCACTTAATACGTATCTCTACATCGTGATACTGTAAAGCCACTAATGGGAGGCACCTTGTGTAATCTTCGGAGAAGAAGAAAGGAATGACGTAGTGGTCACCACCGTGGTTCGCCTTCTTGTTGTTAGTAGTGACGGCATACGAAGCCTTGGCCGCGCTGTCACGTAAAAGGGGGTTGTGTACACCTTGGATAAAGAGAGAATCGAGTTGAGCAACCTTTTGACCACCGATGTAAAGGCTGAACTCGGTTGGGTTGGAAGCATTTTGGGAGAAGAGACCGTTGCCGTTGTTTTGAACATTAGCGATGTTGGTATCCTCGATCCAGATGTAGCTCATAAGGTCACCCTTAGAGCGAATAGGAATGGTAATTTCGTTGTTCGCACCGAAGGTACCGATGTAGTCCATCCTCTCGGGCTTCATCGCGAAGTTAGTATGGCGCTTATAACTTTGTCGAAAAAAGCTGACCTCTGGGTCACCAGTTATGAATACATCCTGGGCTCCGACAGACACGAGCTCAATTAAAGCAGCTGACATTTATTAATAAATGATATTAAAATTTTGGGTCGAGATATACACATGGTAGTTTTTCAAGCACTCACATGGGAGGCCCGGGATGTCGAAGGTGAACATCTAATTAGTATCTTCGGTAAAACTGAAGAAGGAAAGTCGATTTGTGTGACGACTACGTTCGACCCATATTTCTTTGTAAAGCTTCCAAAAGGAACGAAACCTACAGATGTTACTCGTCTGTACAATGATATTAATGCCCTAAGGAAAGACCACGTTACGAGTTACAGTCTGACTAAACAAAAGGATGTTTGGGGATTTCAAAATAATGAAGAATTTTATTTTATGCATTTGAACTTTAAAACTTTGGAAGCCCGACGTAAAGTAAATTCAATTTTCATGTACAATAATGATTTCAAAAAGTATCACGTATACGAATCAAACATCGATCCCGTCCTGAGACTAATGCATCGTACGGGTATTCAATCTACTGGGTGGCTGGACACAGGTCCTAATTGTGTTCGCTCTCATCTTGCTAAGACGGATATTGACCTATGGTGTAACGATTGGTGTACACTTACACCTGTAGAGCGCGATGATATCGCACCATTTGTCGTAGCGTCTTTCGATATTGAGTGTAACAGCTCTACTGGAAAATTTCCTGACGCCGATGTCCCTGAAGACGCTTGTTTTCAGATTGCTATTTCACTCTGTAAGTTTGGGAGTGAAGAACCATACGATAAAACCTGTTTGTGCTACAAGAAGACGGATCCTAACCTAGAAGGTTCAAATATCATTAGCTTTGACACAGAAAGGGAAATGCTTCTCGCTTTCAAAGACTATATGAACAAACAAGATATTGATATTATGACAGGATGGAACATCTTTGGTTTCGATCTTGAGTATATTTACAAACGAGCTGCCATGGTTGGGTGTGGTCTCGACTTTTATGATTTGAGTAAACTCAAGGATAGGGAGTGTCATCTTGTCAGTAAAAAGTTGAGTTCGAGTGCTTTGGGTGATAATTTCCTGAAGCTTCTACCCATGCCTGGTCGATTTATTTTCGATATGTTCCATGAAGTTAAAAAGGGTTACAAACTGGATTCATACAAGCTCAACGAAGTTTCTAAGCTGTATCTCGGTGACCAAAAAATTGATATGGCTCCCAAGGAAATGTTCGCGCGGTACCTCGAAGGCGACCCTGTGAAGCTGCGAGAAGTTGCCGAGTACTGTGTGAAGGATACTCTATTGCCACACCGTCTCATCAAAAAGCTGTGTACACTTTTGAACTTGCTCGAGATGGCTAAGGCTACGTGGGTTCCTATCGCCTTCCTCGTGGAGCGTGGACAGCAAATCAAAGTATTCTCTCAGCTGTCGAAAAAGGCTCGCGAACTCGGGTACATGGTCCCGACGATTAAGTATGGAGCTATCCCCGAAGAGCCCTATGAGGGTGCTACAGTTCTCGAGGCGCAAAAAGGTGCATATTATACCCCTATTACCGCCCTAGATTTCGAAGCCCTGTATCCTAGTATCATGATGGCGCATAATCTTTGTTACTCCACGTACGTGATGAATGAGAAAGACTATGGAAACGTCCCCGGTGTTGAATACGAAACCTTCAAAGTTGGTGAGAAGACGTATAAGTTTGCCCAAGGTGTACCGAGTCTTCTTCCAGCTATCCTTCTTGAGCTTAAACAGTTTCGTAAGAAGGCGAAGAAGGATATGGCCGCAGCCACGGGTTCGATGAAAGAAGTATACAACGGTAAGCAGTTGGCCTACAAAATCAGTATGAACTCTGTGTATGGTTTCAC